ATGAAAAAAGAAAAATATTTAGAATTAAGAAATGGACTTTATACAGAAGCAGAAAAATTAATAAATGAAGGGCAGATAGAAGATGGGCAAGCTAAGATTAAGGAAATAGAAAACTTAGACAATAAGTTTGAAAATGAAGCAAAGGCTTTAGCAAATTTGAATGCTCTAAAAGATAATGCCAAAATATCAAATATAGCTTCATTATCTAATGGTTCAATAGCTGGAACTGTAATAGATAAAATAAGTGAAGCTAATTCAAATGATGATCTAACTAACTCTATTGAATATAGAAAAGCATTTATGAATTATGTTGTTAGAAAAGAAGCTATGCCAAAAGAATTTAGTAATGCTGTAGGCCCAACTAAAACTAGTGATGTAGGTGTATTAATACCAGAAACAGTTTTAAGCAAGATAGTAGAGAAGATGGAAGCGACAGGAATGATACTTCCATTAGTAACTAGAACAAATATAAAAGGTGGAGTTAAAGTACCTACTTCTAGCTTAAAACCAGTTGCAACCTGGGTAGCGGAAAGTGCAGGAAGTGACAAACAAAAGAAAACAATAGATTATATAGATTTTGGATATTTCAAGTTAAGATGTGCAGTTTCTAACTCGCTAGAAGTAGATACAATGGCGTTGCCAATATTTGAACAAACATTAATCAATAATGTTGTTGAAGCTATGACAAAAGCAATAGAAAAAGCAATTATAAATGGTGATGGATCTAATCAACCAAAAGGTATATTAACAGAAACAGTAGTAGTAGGACAAAATATTGACATTGCAAAGGCTGAGAAACCTATGTTAGAACATTTAGAAGGAGCAGAATCGGCTTTACCTTTAGCTTATGACAACGGAGCTGTGTGGTTAATGACTAAAAAAACATTTATGGCTTACTCAACTATAAAAGATGCCAATGGTCAGCCTGTAGGTAAAGTAAATTATGGAATTTCAGGAAAGCCTGAAAGGGTTCTTTTAGGTAGAACAGTTATTTTAAATGATTATATGGACAATTATATAGCTGCACCTACAGAAGATATAATTCCTATAGCATTATTTAACATGAAAGATTATGTTCTTAATACTAACCTTAATATGACTATTAAGAATTATGAAGATAATGAAACAGATGACTTAGTAACTAAAGCTATTATGTTAGTAGATGGAAAAGTTATAGATAAGAATTCATTAGTTACTATAACTAAGAAGAATGTTTAATTTGGAGGGGTTAACCCTCCTTTATTATTAAATTCGAGGAGGGAGCTATATGCTAACTAAAATAAAACTTGCATTAAGAATTGATAGTTCTGACTTGGATATGGATATACAAGAAACTATAGATGCTGCTAAAGCTGATTTACAACTTAGTGGAGTGATTGGAGAAAAGATAACTGAGGCAGATAGTTTAATCTTCAGAGCAGTTAAAATATATTGTAAAGCTGAGTATAGCACAGATGATAAAGAAGCTGAGAGATATAGTAAGTCATATGAAATGTTAAAAAATCATTTATGTTTATCTAAAGAATATACTGAGGAAGTGCAGATATGAGGATAAGTTCTTTAAATAAGAGAATAGATATTTATTGCAAATTAGAAGTTGAAAATCAGTTAGATGAAGTAGACTTTCAATGGGGTAAACTTAGGACAGTTTGGGCTGAGATAAGGCCACAAACAGGTAAATTACAAAATCAGCAAGCAAACACAATTCTAGCAAATGTCACACATAAGATAATAATAAGATTTGAATCAGCGAAGGATCTAACTAATGATATGTACATTATATATAATAATAAAAGGTTTGATATTAAATATATTCTTAATCCTTATTTCAAAAATGAAACTTTAGAAATATTCTGTGAGGAAGTGGTGGAATAAATGGCTGATATGTTTGATATTAACGAATTAACAGATTTTGGAGAGAACTTAGTAAAGTTAGCTAATGAAAAAATGCCCAAGGAATCTAAAAAGTTTATTAAAAATGAAGCAAATAAATTAAACAGAAAAAATAAAAGTGTTTATAAAAGTAAGGGCATAGGAGAAGAAACGGGGAATTTATTAAAAGGGTTTAAATCTGGTAAAGCTTATAAATTTAATGGGGCATGGAGTGCTAGAGCATTTAATAGTAGTCCACATGCACATTTATTAGATAAAGGCTTTATATGGAAACCTCATAAAGGACAAAAGGGAGAAGAAAAATTCATTCCAGGGTTTAATTTTATGGAAGATGCAAGGAAAGCATTTGAAGGTCAATATTACAATGATGTTGAAGATTTTATAGATGATGTGTTAGAAAAGGGGTTATAAAATGATAACTCTATTAGAAATTAATAAAGCAATTAACAATAAAATTAAAAAAGCATTGGTAGGTACTGATTTTAATTCAGTTCCAATAATTGCAGAGGATATTTCAGAGCCAATTGTAAGGCCTAGTTTAAAAGTGTCAATAGAAAATTCTACTAATGGCAAGTTTAATGCTAATTGCAGAGAGAAAAACCTTACTTGTAGGGTTTATTTTTTTGCAAAAGATAGGAATAAGTACAAAATGGATAACTCTAAAATGCAAGACTTAATAGAGAATGCTTGTTTAGAGGATTTACAAGTTACTGAAAGTTTTTATATTCCAATAGAGGAAGTTGAAAGTGAAGTTAGTGACACAGTGCTTATTTCTAGCTTTAATTTATATTCTATAGAACTATTACCAGATACAGATACAAGTGAACTTATGGAAAATTTAAATATAAAATTATAGGAAGGTGATAAAATGGCAATTACATTACCTAATATTGAAATTATTTTCAAGCAATTAGCGAGTAATTTTATTAAAAGAAGCGAAAGAGGAATTGCAATACTAATTGTAAAAGATGATACAGACACATCTTTTGCAAGTAAAGAATATAAAAACTTAAAGGAACTAGAAAAAGAAAAGGCACTTTATACCAGCGAAAATTATCAATATATTTTAGATACTTTGAGTTTTCAAGTGGCAAAGGTTGTTGTAATTAGAATTGACACAACCGAAGCTATGGCTGATGCCCTTAGTATAGTTGAAAAGACAGTAAAAACAGGATGGATAACTACTGTGGGAGTTGCAGCAGATTACACAGAAATAGTTAATTGGATTAAGGATAAGGAATCTAATGGAGAAACATACAAAGCGATAGTTTATAATGCTACTGCACCAAACTGTAAGCATATAGTTAATTTTACTAATGCTAATGTTACTTTTAAAGATGCAAGAGCGGATGAAACAGGAGATAAGTATTTACCTTCCCTACTTGGCATAATTGCTTCATGCAATATTGAAAAGGGCACAACTTACTTTGTGTGTGAAAACTTAGCAAAAGTTGAAGAAGTAGCCGACAATAATGATTCACTAAATCTAGGTAAATTCATTCTTATAAATGATTTTGACAATGTTAAAGTTGGGTTAGGTATAAATAGTCTAACTACCTTTACAGACGTTAATAGTGAAGATATGAGGTATATTGATACTGTAGAAACTATGGATTTAATCACAGATGATATAAGAAATACATTTAAAAATGATTATATTGGGAAATATAAAAATAATTTAGATAATCAAGTTTTATTCATAAGTGCTGTAAATACTTATTTTAGCAGTCTAGCTAAGGAAGAAATATTAGATTTAAACTATAAAAACTATTCTGATGTTGATGTAGTAACACAGAGAGATGCTTGGGTTAAAATTAAGCCTGAGGCAGAAGCTTGGGATGATACAAAAGTAAGAAATACTACTTTTAAAAGAAATGTATATTTAGGCGGAGATGTTAAAATTTTAGGTGCTATGGAAAACCTTAGATTTAATATCTCAATGTTTTAGGAGGTGTAGAAATGAGCGTTAACGTGAATAGAGTTCTTACAGGTTCAAGTGGTAATGTATGGGTAAATGGTAAGTTATTATCACAATTAAAGTCAATTGAATTAAAAGTAACAGGTAACTTTGAAGATTTGAATTTTTGTGGGGATAATAGCACTTATAGTAGATATACAGGTTTCAATGGAGAAGGAACAATGACACTTCAAAAGATAGATAGTACAGTATTGGAGCTTATAGGTGATGCTTATATAAGTGGAGTTATGCCAGATATTAAAATTATTACGAAACTTACAGATAAAGCTACAGGTAAATCAGAGAGAGTTGCAGTTAGTGATGTTACAATAACAGAGTTTATGTTAGCTAAATTTGAAGCAAAGGCATTAATAGAAGAAGAACTACCATTGAAATTCAGCAATTATGATGTACTAGAAACAATTTAATTTAAGCATCCTTCGGGGTGCTTTTTATTATAAGGAGGATAAATAATGAGTAAAGATAATGCTAAGAAGGCAACATTTAAAGATTTAATAGCTAAGAAAATAAAAAAAGAAGAAGATCAGTTCAAGGTTAAAGAAATTTATGTAAAAAGCATGGATGCTACATTAACTTTTAAAAAGCCTAAAGAAGATTTACTTTTAGAAGTTATAGATGAAATGGGAGTATCTAATGGAGATTTAAAAGTAAGTGAAATGGTACCAGGATTTAAGAAGCTTATCTATTTATGCTGTCCAATGTTACAAGATGTAGAATTACAAAAAGAAATTGAAGTTGTAGATCCATTCGATACTGTAAGCAAGATATTTGATTTGAATGACATTATGGAAATAGGCGAAGAACTTATGGACTTTATAGACATGTGTGATAAGGTAGAAAAAGTAAAAAACTAATAGAGCATGATGTAGATTTTAATATGTATGCTTTTTATGCTGCAAGAGGTCAAAAAATAAATGATTTAGCAGAATTAAGCTCTTTAGAGAAAGTATTTCTACATTGTGCAAGAGAGCAATATTGGAACGAGCTAGGAAAATTTATCAAGATAGTTTTAGGAGGTGGAGCAAATAGCTAGTAAAGTTATAAACACTATTTTAAACTTGAAGGATAATTTCAGCAAAACAATTAGTAAAACTAGTCAAAGTACTAAAAAGTTTCAGAGGCAAATAAGACAAGCAGAGAATCAAGCTGCAAAGATGAAAAAAGGAATAACAGGTGCATTTTCTAGTACAGCTGCAAAAGTTACAGGTTTAATCGGTGGTATTGGACTAGCAACATTTGCTAAGGATAGCTTAATGTTAGCCAGTGACTTAGGAGAGGTACAAAACGTAGTTGATACAACTTTTGGGAATATGGCAAAAAAAATAGATGATTTTGCGAAAACTACAAGTTCTAAATTTGGTATAAGTGAATTACAGGCAAAGAAATATAGTGGTACGTTAGGTGCTATTATGAAGTCAAGTGGACTTGCTGGAGGTAAGTTGACAGAAATGTCTACAGGTCTTACTGGATTAGCTGGAGATATGGCTTCATTTTATAACTTGGAGCCAGATGAAGCGTTTGAAAAACTTAAGAGTGCAATAAGCGGTGAAACGGAGCCAATGAAAGCCTTAGGAGTAAATATGAGTGTTGCTAATATGGAGGCTTTCGCACTCAGCAAAGGCGTAAACAAAGCTTGGAAAGAGATGTCTCAAGCTGAACAAACTACATTAAGATATCAATATCTTATGGAAAATACAGCCGATTCACAAGGAGACTATGCGAAAACAAATAAAAGTTTTGCAAATAGTCTTAGGACATTGAAACTCAATTTTCAAACCCTTGGAGCTAAGATAATGGCTAATGCTATTCCTCCACTAGAAAAATTATTTGGTAAAATAAATGATTTCATAACTAAAGTGAATATAGAAGGAATAATGGCAAAAATCATTCCTAAAATCCAAAGTGGATTTTCTAAGATAGGAAGTATATTTAGATGGTTAGGAAATAATATGGAATGGATAAAACCTATTATTATAGGAGTAGCTAGTGCATTTGGAGCCTTTATGATAATAACAAAAGTTACAAGTGCTGTAAGTGGTCTTAAAAAAGCTTTTAAAAGTTTGAAGGCTGGTACAACAATATTAAGTAATCCTATTTTTTTAGTTGCAGCAGCTATAGGAGCATTAATTGCAATAGGTATAATCTTATATAAAAAAAGTGAAACATTTAGAAACTTTATAGATGGATTATTCGAGAAATTAAAGGGTTTTGCTTCATGGCTAGCTAGTGTACTACCTCCGATACTACAAGCTATAGGTAATTGGTTTACAACTAACATTCTTCCTTTTTTACAAAAACTGTGGGAGTTAATAACTATAATATGGCAAAATGTACTAGTACCATTTGGAACATGGCTAGCCAGTGTATTTGGAGTTATATTTCAAACAGTTTTTCCTATAATAGCAAATATAGTTACAACTTCATTTAATAGCATAAAAAGTGTTATTGAAGGTGTAATAACGTTTTTTGGTGGAGTTATAGATTTTGTAGTAGGTGTATTTACTGGCAACTGGGCTTTAGCATGGGAAGGTGTAAAAGAGATATTTAGAGGTATATTTAATAGTCTTGTAGGCATAGCAAAAGCACCTCTAAACTTAATAATAGACGCTATAAATTGGGTTATATCTAAAATCAACACTATAAGTATAGATATTCCAGATTGGGTTCCTGAGTTTGGTGGAAAAACGTTCGGTGTTAATATTCCAACGATACCTAACTTTGCACTAGGTACGCAATATTTCAAAGGCGGGTTGGCACAAATAAATGAAAAAGGTGGAGAAATAGTTAATCTACCTAATGGAGCACAAGTTATTCCAGCAGATAAATCAGAAAAAATGTTAAAAGGTGGAGTAGCTGTGTATATAACTATTCAAGGTAATGTTATAGGAAATGAAGAGTATGCTAACTATGTAGGAAATGTAGTGTCAAATAAGGTGTTATCAGCACTAGGTAATATGTAAGGAGGGGTTAGAATGGCTGATATATTCATAGGGAGTCATGATAACAAAAATGTGTATCAATTTTCATGGCTCCCGTCAACTTTTCCAGAATTTAATAGAACTTCTAAAAATGAAGTATTTGAAAGTTATAGTAATGGTGATTTTAATATTATAGGAGCTATGAATTTATTGGAGTTTGGATTAGAAGGTAAGTTGCCTATTACACCAAGTAAATATTCATTTTCTAAAAGTAATATTGGGGCATATAAAATAATTAATCTTATGCATTCCTCTATGTCGAAGAAAAAGCCTGTAAGGTTAATAATTAATAGAAATCCTAATCCTACCATACCTACAAATTTAATAAATATACTAGTAAGCGTAGAATCCATGACATGGAAAGAAGAAAATGATATAGTAAACTACAATGTTAGTTTCAAGGAGTATAGAAATGTATAGAATTATTTTCAATGGAATGAATATACTTGCGAAATCTAATAATATTAGTTGGAGCAGTGATACAGATACTTTGGGCATGCAAGTAACATTCGATAGTCTTGTTAATCTTACAGAAGGGTCTATAATTAGCTTTTTAATTAGTAATAAAGAATATTTTAGAGGGATTATTATTAAAAAGAGTGAAAGTAAATTTTCTTATAATTATACAGCAATGGATTATAGTTTCTATTTAAAAAATGAAGTCATAAAACAATTCAATGGGATTAAGGCTAGCTCTGCTATAACCTCTCTTCTAAAAGAATATGGGATTAATAGCAAGATAGTTAATATACCTACAGCAATTAATAAAATATATAAGCAATCCTTAAGTGATATTATAGAAGATATATTAAAGCAAGCTGAAGAGGACCAAGGGATAAAATATTTTAAGGAAATGAATGTTAATACCTTGGTAGTAAAAAAGCTACAGGACATGAGAATTAAACCTAGAATAATTATAGGCAGTGATATTACAATAGAAAGTAGTATAGAAGAAATGAAAAATAAAATATTAATTGTAAGTAGTGAAGAAAGCAATAAATCTATATATGCTACTGTACAAGATAAGAGTAATATTAATAAATTTGGATTATTACAAAAGATAGAATCTGTAGAAGAAAAGAATATATCACAAAGTAAAAATATAGCTAGGAACTTGTTAAATAAATATAACAAGGCAATAAAAAGTACTAGCATAAATCTGTTAGGAATAAAAAATGCAGAAACTATTAGAGCAAATAGATTAATAGAGTTAAATGTAGCTAATAAACTAAAGGGTTGGTATAAAATAAAAAGTGCTAATCATACTCTTTCTAATGATAAGCATAACGTTACTATAGAATTGGAGTGGTAATATGGGTTGGGATGTAGATCTAGCGAAGGAGTTTAAAAAGAGAACTAATTCAACGCCAGGTGGCCCAGTATTAGGTGAAGTAATCGGAGTAAATCCTCTAAAAATTTCAATTTTTGATGGTAAAGTAATAATATCAAATATGTATATCTGTAGTAGATTAAGTGTAGAAATAGGTGATAATGTATTATGTATTCCAACTGCAGACGAGCAGAAATATTTTATAGTGGATAAGGTGGTGTAGTTGTGTTTCCAATCTATGAGCCACAATTGAATAATATAAAAGATGAAGAAAACAAGACTGCTCCAGGTAAGTCTTTTTTATTTGACTTCAAAATAGGAGATTTTATTCTTAGAGATGGTAAGTTAATAGAAATTGAGGGGATAGAAGCTCTTAAAGTTTGGATAGAAAAAATATTAAAAACAGAAAAGTTTAAGTTTAAGATTTACGAAACTGGAGAAATAGATGAATATGGTATAACTCTACTAGAACTCATAAATAGTGGACATCCACAAATATATATACAAGCTGAAATTCAAAGAACTGTAACTGAAACATTAGAAAAGAATGTAGAGATAATAAATGTTGATGAATTCAGCTTTAGTAGGGATAAAAGAACGTTAGTAGTGAACTTTACTGTTAATAGTATTTATGGTGCAGTAGGGCAGGAGGTGAGATTTTAATGGCAGATAGTAAGGAGCTTATACAGCAAAGAATGTTAGGCAATATCTCAGATGAATATGACAAGACAACAGGTTCATTTTTCTATGATGTAACAAGACCTACAGCAATTGAACTAGAAAACTTAGACTTAAAAGCTGATTCTATTCTTGATAAAGGATTTGCAGATACTGCTACAGGAAGTGACTTAGACAGAATAGTATACGAACAAGGTATAAGTAGAAAATTAGCAACTAAAGCAAAAGGCGAGGTTATTGTAACTGGACTTGTAGGTGCTGTAATATCGAAAGACGAGATGGTTGCAAGTGATAATGTTAATTTTATTTTTCTTGAAGATAAGGTTATTCCAACTGAAAAAACTATTAATGTATCTGTAGAATGTGAGCAGTATGGAATTATAGGTAATGTACCTGTAGGTGCAATTAAGTATTTTCCTAAGACATTAGAAGGGCTTCAAACAGTAATTAATATGTCTGCATTTCGCAATGGTTATGAAGAAGAAACAGATGAGAGCTTAAGAGAAAGATACTACACTAAGATTCAGACACCTGCAACTTCCGGAAACAGATGGCATTACCTAAACTGGGCAAAAGAAGTAACAGGAGTAGGAAATGCAAGAGTATTTCCTCTTGCCAATGGTCCAGGAACAGTTAAAGTAGTAATTATAAATTCTAATAAGCGTGGAGCTGATATAGGCTTAATCAATGACGTTTATACACATATAGAAGAAGTAAGACCTATTGGAGCAGATGTTACAGTAGAAAGTGCAACAGAGAAAGCTATAGATATATCTGTTGCTTTAGTTATAGATACTAACAACTATGATTTAAATCAAGTTAAAACAACTATAGAAACTAATATTACTGATTATTTTAAGGCTATTGCATTTAAAGAAACTTATATAAGTTATGCAAAAGTAAGTAATTTAATTTTTGATACTCCAGGAGTTCTCGACTATAGCAACTTAAAAGTTAATAATGGTACAGCAAATATAGTAATAACAGATGCAGAAGTAGCAATTTTAGGGGGTGTGGTTCTTGGATAAGAATACACTCTTTTCTTATATGCCTGGCTACTATAAGACATCTAAAGTCATAGATAATATTAATAATGCTAATGCTAAAGAACTTAATACATTTTCAAACAATTTAGATAGTCTATTAAAACAGTTTTTTATAGATACGGCTGATTTTAGTTTGGGAAGATGGGAAAAAGAATTAGGTATAGATGTAAACAATAATTATAACGTAGAGTATAGGCGTAGCCGAATATTAAGCAAACTAAGAGGTCAAGGGACTATTACTGTAAAGTTAATTAAAGAGGTTGCAGAGAGTTATAATAATGGGATTGTTGATGTAATAGAAGATAATCCATCCTATAGCTTTACTATCAAGTTTATAAGTAATAAGGGAGTACCGCCTAATTTAGAAGATTTGAAAGTAGCAATAGAAGAAATTAAACCAGCGCACTTAGAAGTAGTTTATGAGTTTACCTATAACACTTGGAATATGATTAGTGGATTAATTTGGAGTGAAGCTATTAATAAAACATGGAATCAATTGAGAGAGGAAGTGATTTAATGCAGTTGACAACTAATTATGGATTTAAAAAGCCAGAAGGTAATGACAATGTTAATGTAGATGATCTTAATTATAATATGGATATTGCAGATGCAGAATTGAAAAAAGTTAATGAACAATTGGGCGAGAAAGTGAAATACACAGACCTTACACCAATCGTAACTACAGGAACATCTAGTGCCTACATTGCAACTATACCTACTAACATGGTAGAAGTTACAATAGTACCTCATATTAATAACCTACAAGGTGCTACTCTCAATGGTATAGCTATCTTAGATAGAGAAGGTAAACCCATAGAAAAGGACACACTAGTTGCAAACATTCCAACTAAAATAGTGAGGGTAGGTAGCAATTTTTTTATAGCTAGTGGAGGCGGCTTAATTAAAGTACCACCCTATATTTTAAACTACGCAAAAGGCACAATAAATAAAATACTACCTTTACCGTTTATCGGACTAGATAGTGTAGCACAGAATATGCTTAAAACTGCGGTCATAATAGCAGATAAACTATATATTGTGTATGTGGATGACGGTTCGTATAGACCACGACAGCTTACAGTCGAAACTATAGATTTAGCAACTTTAGTGCAAACGAAGGAAGTAACAGTAACTGAAGCCACTCCATGCATTCTTATAACCATTAATAATATTGTATATTTAGTCGGTAGTGCGACAGCTGCGTTTGAATCATTACTAAGGAGTTATAATCCAATAACAAAAGAGTACACGTCTAAATCAATGGGTGGCTACATTCCATACCACGCAGCAGTAGCTGTTAAAGATAGTAAAATATATTGTGTGGGGGGGTGGATTAGTGGTACTAGCACACCAAGAAATACTTTATTTATAGTGGATGTGACACTTAGTACACGTACTTTGGGGCAGTCTATTCCAACAGGTAGGCAGGCAGCTATTGCGGCAAGGGTAGATAATAAAATTTATGTTATGGGGGGGAGTAACAATAACAATGATGGGGTAGGTAGCCTACAGACAAACGAGTGCTATGATATATTAACTGGTACATGGACGGCTAAAGCTAATATACCAGCTAGATGGGTGCAAGGGGGTAGCAAGGTTGTAGATGAAAGCAATATACTTATATTGACCAAGGATAAATTACAGTACTCATACGACAGTGTGCTAGATACATGGACTCAGCTGGAAAATATTAATTTACCTACTTATAGCTCAATAAATGGTGTTGGTGAGTACACAGATGCTGAATTGTTATTAACAACAGCTAATATATGTTATCTGTATAAATATTAGGAGGAAAGAAAAATGAAAATAAAATTATGGAACAAAATTGATGATATTAATGGAGTAAGTGCTGAGGAGGTACTAAGTAATAGGGTGGATATTAGAAATGCAAATGAAGTAATTCTACTCTGTGATGATGTAGACGAAAATATTGTAAGACAAATAGAATTTCCAAGTATTTTAAAGAGTAATTACAATCTTCAAGGTGCAACTGCTTTGGAGATAGGTCAAGCGTACCTAGATTACTTAAACTTAGAGAAAGAAAAAGCAATACAAGAAAAAACAGAACTAGAACTTCTGCAAGAAAAAGTAGCAATGCAAGAACAATCTATCTTAGAGTTATCAACAATGTTAACAGGAGGCGCAGTATAATATGTTTAATGAAAAAAGTGGACTAGTTAACTTATGGTTAGGAGCGGTTAGAGATGGCAGATACACGAGAGAGCAAGTGCCTAAGTTAAGCAATTTACAAGAGGTAGTATATAGCATTTTAGATAAACAATAGAATCATAGAACTAAATCGCTAAAAGCGATGGCTTAAATGGTGATTAAATCTAAATTAATATGGGAAAAAATTAGAAGTGAAGTTTCTTTCTCAAGGAAACTTCACTTCTCACATTTTACACGCCTTTTAAAGGAGTGATTAAATGTATAAAAATATTGACAAGATGGTTAAAGATTTAGAAATCCGTGGCCGTAGCGAAGCTACAATTAAAAATATGGTACATATTGTAAACCAATTTTCTAAATACTATAACTTGCCACCTGAAAATTTAGGTGAACAAGATATCATTAACTATCTAAATTATTGCATAAAACACAAAAAATTATGCAGAGGAACAGTAAATACTATTAACAGTGTTCTAAAATTTTTTTATGTTGTGACCTTGGAGCAGTCATGGAGTGATTTAAGGATCCCGAAATTAAGGTATGATAAGAAATTGCCCAAGTATTTAACGAAAGAAGAAGTGAAAAGAATCTTAGATGCTACTTCTTATTTAAAACACAAAGCAATATTGTCTACTATCTATTCCTCCGGATTGCGAGTTAGCGAAGCTACTAATCTTAGAATATCTGACATTATGAGTTCTGAAATGAAAATTAGGGTTAGATGTGGTAAGAGGAATAAAGAAAGGTATACCTTATTATCAAAGAAAAATTTAGATTTACTGAGATTGTATTGGAAGAAATTTGGATATAAAAATTACTCTCCGGAGGATTATTTATTTATATCTAGACAGACGAAAAAACCACTCACTAATCGTACGGTTGAAGCAGCAATGGATAAAGCCGTAAAAAAATCTGGAATAATTAAAACTGCTACAGTACACACATTAAGACATTCATTTGCTACGCACTTAATGAATAAAGGTGTCGACATTGTAGAGATTCAAGCATTGCTAGGACATTCTAACATCAAAACAACATCTATATATTTACATGTTAAAGATTATCAAATCTTAAATATAGTAAGTCCATTAGATACTGAGGATTAG